CCATTATACTTGGTATGAATAGCCACGCCGATCTTCGAGTTCGAAGCGGCCTTACCGTGTGCTGAATTTTTTGGAGCAGAGTAAGTGATGGTGTTAGGTGTAAAGTGTACACGACCATCAGACTCATGCACGTCCTCAGCAGTGTGCATGATATCGCCTTGGAAAACACCCTTCTTCGGTGTCACCTTCGGAAGATGTTGCAAAGCAGCTTTCAACTTCGATACGAGGCCAGGAGCATGACCATGGTTACGCTCGATATCTTCGTGTGTATAGTTGATCTTCGGATTCTTGTTAAAGGCAGACTTCGATGCGACGAAGAAACGACCAGTTTCAGGATGACGACCGAATACCACAGAAGGAGAACCATCATACTTCATGGTGATTCTTGTGTCGTTCTTCTTACCTGTCAGTCTGTCATGCACATCTTTCAGATTGTGATAAGCATGAGAAAAGCCTTCGTGACCAGCATTGATCACGTGATCTTCGGCATGCTCAAGATGCTTCAGCTTAGTTTCGTCAAGCTCTTCTGCGAGGAAATTTCTAAAACTTGTCATCGTACTGTTTTTACCGATCCATCAGGATTTACAAAGAAGGCTTCGAACGTAATATCAGGAAACTCTTTCTTCAACGAAAGAAATGCCTGAAGGTTGCTAGGAGCATCATCAAACAACCGAAGCTTTACGTAGTTCTTAGTATTTATATACTTTCGAAAGATGATCTTCTTGGCTTCAGCCGAAGAGTCGATCTTTAGGTTACCAGCTCGTTCGACATGGATATTATCGATAGGTAGACCATGATCTCTGAATGTCTGAAGGAAGATATCCTTGTTATCGAAATCAGCTCGGGCTGTACAGATAATCACTCGACTATGAGGATTCTTTTTAGAGTTAGCGAAGATCGCTTTTGTTTTAGCAACCATACGAGTGATTGGTTTCGATGACTTGCGGAATACCTCTGCGTTAGCAAACTCTCCGAAGTCGTAGGTTTCACCCTTCTTACGCTTGTAAGTGTTGAACTCTTGGTTGTCGAGCATTCGAACAACCTTGCCGTCTTTGACAACGGCAACCTTTGCATATGTATGGAACAGCGTCTCATCGATATCGAATATCGTGAGTGTACCTGAACCAACAAACTCTTTAAATCGTTTCTTTATCATAGTTACACTCTATATTGTTTTCGAAATAATGTACATGCTTATTTCGCTTTAAATGATATTTTTTTCAGGCCTGGCATACCGGCGTTTCCGTTGTACTCGAACTTGAAGTCGATGTCCTTAAACTCCTGAATGTTGTATTTTACCAGCTTCTGAGTCTTGTAGATATTGATGTAGAGCTGACTCACGTTGATCTGCTTTGTGGCTTCATTCAGAACGTTAGAATATGTCTTGTCTGCATTCATCATATCCACAAGGTGATATGCGAGAGGTGACAGGATCAGGCCGTTTCTCTTTGCCCTATTTCCGACGATCCGTTTTGTGATGTCCATAGAAGCAGCTCTTCCCATAACCTTATAGAGTGGATCTAAAATCTTTATGAGCTCTTCTGCAGTTTTATATTTTGATAAGAAGATTTCAATCGAAGCTGGTGTGATATTGTTTCCCATCAGTTTGACGAGTGCATTCCAGCCCGGAGTTTTTACCTCAGCAGAACCACGAACGATACCATCTAACACAGAGCTGTTGCGAATGGCGATGATAAGGTTCTTGGCTATCTTCTTCTTCGAGTCAGTGTAATTGATCTTATCTAAAATGTCGGCAATCGCGTCGATAGATGGAGGTGCACCTTTACCGGCCTTGGCGGATATCGCAAGATTGGGTTTCTTTGGATATGTGGCATAGTAGTCGACTAGTCTGAGATTGCTCTGAGTAGGATACATGATCCCGTCTGCAGTCTTATCGTATACGTTTAAAAACCACCATGCGCCTGTGACTTCACCAAAATCTTTGGCAATAATATTGATATCTGAATCCGATATCTGATCGATGTATTCTGACCTGATTTTACCACTCATTGTTTCAGCAGAGTCCATGAGATCTTTCATAAACTCTTTGACGACAACTGAAACGCCGAGGCTGTTGATACCCTGTATCACCTTTTTCTTGAATTCTAACTTGCCAATTTTTTTACCAGTTGCCACGCCGATACGTTCAGGTGTCAATTCTTTTGTACGAAGCTCACCACGAGATGATACAGCATTGACGACATAGATCTTATCTCCGACTCTGGCTCCATCAACAGCTTCTTTGATGGTAAGTTCTTCTGTACGATATTTTCCTGAGATTACAAACGTGCTGTCTGTGAGCTCGCATTTAATAATATCATTTAGGAGTTTCTTATGATCTCCTGAATATGAGAATCGGAGATGCTTACCGCCACGAGATGACTTTACTATCTTGATGTTTTTCTTTGCCAACTCTGATTCATATTGGGAAATGATAGCAGATTGGGATTTTGCATCAGTAGAAAGCATTCGTTGCACCGTTCTAAGTTCTAAACTTATTTATCAAAAACAAAAAAAGGCCTTCCCTTGAGCTGTCGCATCAGAGGGGAAGGCCATCTAATCTTATTTATATTAGGCTGCGACTGCAAACCATTCTGGTACAGGACGCTTCGTCCATGCCATCTTGAATCGAGCCTGCTTCGTTTGATAAAACTTACGATAAGATCCTACGATATCATTGTAGTCGATACACTCAGGATTGGCCTTCATTGCCAGAGGTTGAGGAGTCTTGTAACCGACTGGAATGTTACGAGGAGGATTCTTGAGAGCTTCTCGCAGAAGCGTATCAGTGCTATGAACCTTGCCATAGCGATACGTGTACTCGTTACACAAAGCTACAAAGTGGACGTAATGCCAGTTGTAGTTGTTATTACTTTGCGCAGTCCATATCGTACAAGGATGGTGCATATGCACTGCACGATAGAACGTGTCTTCGCGTTCGTCTGGTAGAGTCCACGCTTTCGACATCGTCTTACCAGACTTTGAAGGAATACGACACTGCTCACCATCAAGCATACGATGCACTGTTGAGAGCATTTGAGCACTCTCGACGATCATCTTCACGACATGCTTGTCACACTGCAGTTGCGCAGCAACTACAGGATCACTGTCGAGAATAAAGAGATTCATATTCCAGCTTTCTTTACGAGATCTTTATATCCACGCCACGATGGATGGATATTGTCAGGTTGAACATACGAAGTAGAGATGATACGATCTCCGTAACTAACAGCGATGCTTTTTACTATGGCGTTGACCTTAGGTTTGCAAAAGCCTTTGTTACAAGGAGGCATAATCCATACTACATTGCCTACCTTAACACGAGTTCTAATTTTTGTCAACTCTTTTTTCGTATCCACGCCGCTATGATCGTTTGTTCCGAGGCTGATTACGATTGTCTTGGCTTCAAGCGGAGTCTTACCCCACTTCTTGTTCCATTGCCAAGTATTCCAACCACCCTTCGAATATGATACACATTCTTTCGGAGCAAACATCTTCGTTCCAACGGCGATCGAGTCGCCCATAATCAAACATTCTAGCATTAGACTTGTATCCCTGTTACTTGTTTCAGATATTGAGTTGCAACTTGCTGACTGGTTTCAGTAGCGCCAACGATGACAGTGTCAGAGATTACGACGTTGTTATCAGGAGCTGACATCATCCATGGCATCATCGCAAATCCCTGAGGTCCCATACCAACTGTGCGGGGCTTCAACAGTTCGGTGACACCACCTTCTTGCTTGACGCGAGAGATGATTTCTTCTCCCGACATGAGCTTAATTGTATATACTTTATTCTGTTCCATTATCTTTTACCTTATGTACGTATTCAAATGCTTTTGAAGGTCCCCATTCCTGAAGGTATGGATGATCTTCGAAGAAGAGCGGTGGGATTTCCTCGTCGGAAACTTCTCGACATCCAACGATAGCTTCGTCGATATGTAGTTGGCCAAACTCGTCGGCCTCCTCCATCGTCACAGTGTCCTTGGCATGCTCAGGACTGTCGCATTCCACGACATACCGCATGCGAAACATGCTGACAGTTTCTACAAGATACTTAGGCACCTTCTTTGAGTCCCATTTTTACCAGCTCGTCAGGAGTCGAGTACCACTTGAGGAGAAGTTCGAGCGCGTCGATGTGCTTTTGGATTTCGGCATCATCTGCTTCTTGATCGCCCCAGACAAAAACCCAGTCGCCATTGCCAAGATTACCCTTCAGAGCTTCCCACGTATTATGCAGCTGTTCGACCACGACGTGGTCTATAGTTTCCCAATTGAGTTCTACAGTGATTCCAGTAGACATTTTACTTTTCCTTTTCAACAATAATTGAACAACACTTACCACCAAATCCAAATGAATTGACAAGAACCTTCTTGACATCT